ATAAGGAAACATTTTATATTACACAAGGTGCTGAATCGTATTACATTTGGTACGATGCCGATGTTATTACTGGTATCACCATTGGGGGAACTACCATTACCCCGAACACGGTTAGCACATCTTTAACAAAAATTCAGGGAGTGGATTTGATTCAGTTATTATCGGCTGCGGCAGTTAGCGGAAATACTAACGTGACTTTTACAACGGCTTCAACATCCTATGTATTCCCGATTGTAAGAAATTGTTTGAACCGATACGGGAATGTAACTGCCCATTTTTTGAATAAGTGGGGTGTGTACGATTCGTATTGCTTTAATGCGGTGAGCAAAAAGACGCAAAATGTATCTTCGGAGATTTACGAGAAACCTATTTACCGCCAAACGGACTTATCACAGGCGTGGGATTATGGTGTGCAAGTGATGACACCTTTCAACGTGAATGCAAAAACCCAGTTAACAATCAACACGAATTGGATTCCTGAAAACGATAACCAAGTTATTCAACAAATGTTTTTAAGTAGTTCAATTATTGTTGATGATTTTTCAGCAAGGGTGACGGATTCGGCATTTGCAGAAAAGAAACGTGTAAACGACAAATTAATCGACTACACAATTCAACTTGAATTTAACCAGCCTTTAATAAATAAGATAGTACGATGAGATTTTCACTTGTTATTGAAAACGTTGCGGTGGATTTGTTCAATGATGAATCCATACAACTTGTACGACAAATTAAGGACTATCAAGATTTATCAAATAGCAAAACCGACTTTACACAACAATTTGTAATACCATCCACAAGTATCAATGATCCGATTTTCCAAAATTACTTTGATGAAAATGCGGTGTTTAGTGGGTGGAACGCCTTTATAAAATTAGATGCTCAAATATTTATTCATTCGCTTCCTGTTTTCACGGGCTGCGTTGAGTTAACGGGTGTTGAGTTCAAAAACGGATTGCCACGACAATACAACTTGGTATTTTACGGGCAAGGGAAAAACGCAATGTCTCAATGGGGCGAAAAAACCCTACAAGAAATAGATTGGAGTGATTACAATCACGTTGTCAGTTATGCCAATGTGATTTCATCTTGGGGCGGTGGCTTGGTTGGTGGTTCAATTTTATATCCAATAGTTGATTGGTACAAAGGGATGCAGTATTGCAGAACCCCAACGGTTCAGAACAATATGTATGGGGGTGGTACTGCCTTAAATGGTGGGTTTTTAGTCAACGATTTACGCCCAGCAGTCCTTTTGAAGGATATGATAAGTACTTGTTTTGATTCTATTGGTTACACACTATCGGGTTCGTTATTGGATAGAGATGAGTTTGATGATTTGTATGTCGCCCCGATGGGTACATCAGGACCGATTCAGAATAGTTCAAACCAAAATGCAAAATTCAAGGCTACAATATCAGGAAGCACAACATTTGGAAAATTCACAATGAATAACCCGTTGAAGGTTAATTTTACTACAACGGTAAGTAATCCAAGTGGGGCGTGGAATTTAACTACTGATGAATACACAACTTACATTCAAGGTACTTACAAGTTTAAAATAAGCGGAACGATAACTACAAATTTTCAAGGGTTTGCGTTTTATTTAATAGTAGATAACCAATATTTAAAATATGGTGGCTTAAATGTGGCAGGAGGTCCTTTTGAAACTGAATTTATTGTTAGTCTAAACGTAAATCAAAAAGTTTGGGTTTATCTTTTATCTGATGGCGGTGGTGACATTACCGATTTGACTTTTGAACTTATTGAAGTTCCATTTGGAATAGAAACCACAACTTTAAACATCGTTGATACGATGCCACAAATGAAGGTTAGTGACTTTATGAATGGAATTTTGAAAACCTTTAATGCCGTTTTAATTCCAGTTAACCAAACCGAATTTGAATTACACAACATTGACGATTATTACGCCCTTGGTAGTACAAAAGATTGGACAAAGTATATTGATGTGGAAAATATAAGACACGAAAAAATGTCGATACCACGCCAAATAGAAATGAAACACAAGGAAGGTGAAGACCAAGCATCGTTGAATTTCTTGTCTAATTTCAATCGGTTGTTCGGTGAAATTAAGGCTTCGCCCGATGTTGACTTCGCCAACGATGAATTGATGATTGAAACGCCATTTAATGTAATTGTTCCTGGAATCATCAAGGAGAAAAATGATAAGGGGCAATATGTAGGAAATACCAATTTGCAAATTCCCGTGATGCTTGACAACGACAATAAGCAAGTGAAACACGATTTACTTTTGTTTTATTATGTTGGGCAAACCAACACAACGTACACCTATGACCTGAACCAAACTACACAATTTGCTTATCCTTTAATTTCAAGTTACTCTGAATTTCCAACTACTGAAAATTCATATAGTTTGGCGTTCGGTTTAGAAACTACAATTCAGGGGGATATGGCAACCAAAACGATGTTCACTCAATATTGGCAAAAGTATTTATCACGCCTATTCTCATCAAGAAGTCGTGTGGTTTATTTCTCTGCTATTTTACCCGTTGGGGAGTGGTTGAATTTACAAATGAATGACACGATTGCCGTAAGTGGAAATTATTACAAAATTCAACAGATTGAATACGATATGCTTAATGAACGTGCATCGCTTCAATTAATTAGTTATCCTGATGTTGACATTTTACGAATCGCATCAGACGGGATTACCCCAAGTTGGGAAAATGCAACAGGTGGACCATCGGGTACAACCCTTTTGAATGGTGACATTGTTGGAAGAGCAATCACCAACGCCATCCCCTTGGTGGGTGGTGGTTTGTCAACTGGTACACTTGGCAAGGTTGAGTATTTAGATTCCAATACTAATTGGCATCAGGGTAGTTTGAACGAGTTGGTTAGACGCAAAAGAATAAAAACTGGACAAGGACTTGACCAAACAATTACTATTCCAACGGACAATACTTATGTCGTTGTGCCATTGACAACACAATACGAAACGGGTGATACCCAAGATTTGGTATTTTCAACGGCTACCGATTCAATAACGCCCTTGTATGGCGGTCAATTTAAAATCACTGCCGAGTTATCCTATGAACACGGACAAAGCCACGATTTGACTTTCGCAATAATGGTTGGCGGTGAGCCTACTTTTTCAATTGCGGTGTTAACATCCAATAAAGGTAATGCAACTTTGAACGGGTACTTTGACATTCCTTTGTCAGCACCGATACAAATGGCACTTAAAAAATCAGGTGGAAGTAGTCACGCTATAGATATAGGGGTTGCAACGCTAATGGTTGAGCATATATGATAACACAAATAATTAAATTAGTCCAAACTAACGAGTTTTATGGCGTTAGTTCAAATGTAGAGATAGCCAAAGGGGCATACCAATATGCCACCACCTGGAAGCAAACATTTAAAAAAGTAAAAAGATGGCGGAAAAAATAATTATCCCAATAGAGGTACAAGGTTCAAAGGCAGTTAAAGACATTAACAAAGTCAATGATGCCCTTGATAATACGGGCAAGGCTGCCGAAGGTAGTAAAAAAGGCTTCGGAAGTTTAGCGGGGCTTTTAAAAGGCGGTCTTGGTATTGGGGCGGTAATGTCATTACTTGATGGTCTTGGCGGTGCATTGATGGAAAACCAAAAGGTTCAGGATTTAATGAACAAGGCTATGGTGGTTTTTCAGGGCGTTGTCAACGGAGTAATTGAAGTTCTTGAACCATTATTTGGATGGTTAGAAAAAGTATTCAAGGATCCAGTTAAATCAATTAAGGAATTTGGCGAATTGGTTAAGCAAAATTTGATTAATCGTTTTAACGGATTATTGGAATTGATACCGAAATTAGGTAAAGCCCTTTCATTATTATTTAAGGGTGAGTTTACCGAGGCTGGTAAAGTAGCAGTTAACGCCTTTGGAAAGGTTGCATTAGGAATCGAAGATACCGTTGGTGCGGTTCAAAAAGGTGTTGAATTTGTAGAAAAGGCAGCAAAGAAAATAAGTAACTCAACCAAGAAAGCCTTTGACAATAGAGATGCCCTTGCGGCTGCCGAAAATAACCTTGCGAGATTATCAATTTTGTTTCAAGGTATCGTTGAGAAATATGATTTGATGGCTGAAAAGCAAAGGCAGTTGAGAGATGACGAAACCCTAACCATTCAAGAACGTATCAAGGCAAACGAAGAATTATCAAAGGTATTGGATGAAGGACAACGAAAAGAACGTGAAAACATTGAAGCCCGAATTGGTATCATCCAAATGCAAAATAATCTTTTGGGGAAAACCAAAGAACGGACAAACGAAATATTATCACTTCAACAAGAATTAACGGGAATTGACGCTAAATACGCTGGGTTAAAATCGGAGCAATTAACCAATATTAATTCACTTGAAAAGGAAAAGATTGAGTTAAAACGTGCCGAGGTTGAAGGTACACTTGAAGCGAATAAGATTATTGCAGATAGCGAAGCGGAATTGGCTGCCGAAGGAATGGATCAGTTTGAGAAAAAAATGGCTGCCATCCAACAGGAATACGAAGCCCGTAGAAAGTTGCTTGATGATGAGGTAAGTCAGTTGAAGGAAGGTACACAAGCCTATGTTGATGCTCAAAATGAAAAGAAAGTTTTGGACGCACAATATACGGCAGACACAAAAGCCCTTGCCAAAGAACGGGCAGATTACGAAACTGAACAGGCGAAATTAGTTGCTGAAAACCAAATGAGTGCCGTGATGGGTGCTTTAAGTGGGGTTCAATCGTTGGTAGGAGAAAATTCAAAGTTCGGTAAAGCCCTTGCAGTATCTATGGCAATAATTGATACCTATTCAGGAGCAACAAAAGCACTTGCACAAGGTGGTACATTTGGATTTATTGGTGCTGCTGGTGTTATCGCTTCGGGTTTGGCGAATGTCAGAGCCATTATGCAACAAGAATTGCCAGGCGTTGAAGGTGATAGTTCGGGCGGTGGAGTTTCAATGACTGCACCCACAGGACCAAACGTTGGTATAATTAGCGGTCAAATAAATTCATCGGCTCAATTACTTGGTAGTTTGAATAATTCATTAAGCACCCCACCAAGGGCGTACGTTGTAGGTCAGGATGTAAACTCACAACAAAGCCTTGATAGGCACATCAGACAAAATGCAACACTATAAACCATTATCGTTAATTAAGAAATGAAAATCGTTGAATTGATTTTGGATGAGGATAGTAAGGTAAGCGGTATTGATGCAATCAGTATCGTTGAAAGCCCCGCCATCGAATCCAATTTTATAGCACTAAACAACCATCAAGTGAAATTCGCCACCGTTGACACGGATAAGCGGATTTTGATGGGACCTGCCTTAATTCCAAATAAACCTATTTACCGCAACCAAGATGGTGAGGAGTTTTATGTTTATTTTTCCAAGGCTACCATCGAGAAGGCAATGCAGTTGTACTTAAAAAAAGGCAACCAACACAACGCAACTTTGGAACACGATGGCAAAATCAATGGTTTGACATTGGTTGAATCTTGGATTAAGGTAGATGCTGAAAAAGATAAGAGTGCTGCCTATGGGATGAATGATCCTGTGGGTACTTGGTATGTATCAATGAAAGTTGATAACGAAGAAATTTGGCAAGAATATGTGAAGAGTGGCAAAGTAAAGGGATTTTCCATTGAAGGTTTCTTTGCGGATAAATCAACCACTATGAGCAAAGAGGAAGTGATGTTAACCGAACTAAAAAAATTATTAAACGAATATGCAAAAAAAAGTAATTAATATCCAATTTGCGGATAACCCTGGTGATGTACTAAAAAAAATAAAAAGTTCTATTGATGCGAGTGATGAAGTTGCATCAAGAATGCAAAGAATTGCCGTTGATGTAGGCAACTGGGCATTATCTATCAATAACGCTTTAAAGGTTTTGAATGATGCTAAAAGTACCGCTAAATTAGGTAGAATGCAATCGGAAAGAGCAAAACAAAAGGATGCCGCAAAACAATGGGGTAAACTTGAAGGACAGGCAATTGATGCGATTAACAAATACGCAAAATTAGCCAAGGCAGTTCAATCACTTGACAAAGTGTTGTAAAAACCCAACACCATTTAAAACAATCGTTAATTAATTATATGAGCAACGCAAAAGAAATCCTTAACCGTGTTTACGATATCGTAATGGGTAAGGAATCAACCGAGGAAACAAAGGTTGAATTAGCACAAGTAAAAACAATGGATGGTGAAGCCATCTTTGATGCAGAGGCGTTTGAAATAGGTAATGCAGTTTTCATCGTAACCGAAGAGGGTAACATCCCCGTACCAATGGGAGAATATATGCTTGAAGATGGAATGAAAATTGAAGTTGATGAGCAAGGCGTTATCGTTGAAGTGTCTGCCGAAGGCGAAGAAGAAGTAGTTGAAGAGGTTATCGAAGCGAAGGACGAAATCGAAAAAGAGGAAACAGGGATGATGGAATCAATGCCTAAAAAGGTTGTTAAGTCAAAAACCGAAATGGAAGAATCTTATTTCTCTAAAATCGAAACCCGTTTATCTGCTATCGAAAAAGCCAACGAAGATTTGAAAGCCGTTAACGTGCAGTTGTCTGCCGAGAATGAAGAGTTGAAAAAGCAACTTGCTGAAAGCCCAGCAGAACACACAAAGTTCAACCCCGAAGCCAAAACCGAAACCAATGTACAATTTAAACTTGGTTCAAGAAGAGGCGAGACTATCCAAGATAGAGTATTTAACCAATTATTTTAAAAACCAAAAATCATGTCAAATAGAAAAATTCATTTAAGCGGACCTACTATCAGTCCAAACACCTACGCTGGTCAGTTTGCTGGTAAATATATTGCCGCATCACTTTTGTCAGGTGATACCCTTGCAAAAGATTTAATCACTCTTCATCCTAACGTAGCGTTCAAGCAAGTTATTCGTAACTGGCAGAACACCGTTGCCGTTGCTGACGCAACTTGCGACTTTACTGATTCTTCTTCAGTAACTTTGGGTGAATACGTTTTGACCACAACTGAAAAACAAGTTAACTTGCAATTGTGCAAAAATAACTTGCGTACAACTTGGGAAGCGGCTGAAGCGGGTTACTCTGCATTTGAAAAATTACCAGCATCGTTTGAAGAGTTCTTGTTGGCACAAGTTGCTGCCGAGGTTGCTCAATCAATCGAATTGGGTATTTGGAAATCATCTTTGTTCTATGATTCAGCGGTAACTGCTGGTCAAGACGGTATGTTCGGTTACTTGGCTGATAACTCTGCAATCGCAGTAACAGGTTCAGGTGCAACAACTGGTTCAAACGTAGTTGCTCGTTTACAAGCGATGTTGGATGCTTCTCCAGCTGCTTTGTACGGTAAAGAAGGATTCCAATACTATGTTGGTCCAACTACAATGAAGGCTTACCAAGCGGCTCTTTCTGCTGGTAACTATAACTTCCAATTCTACGTTGGTGAGAAGCCTATGAACTTCCAAGGTATTCCTGTAAACCTTTGCCCAGGTCTTAACGATTCTGATTGTGTACTTGGTCTTAAATCTGACTTACACTTTGGTACTGGTTTGTTGAGCGATACTAACGAAGTTAAGGTTATCGATATGAGCGACATTGATGGAAGCCAAAACGTGCGTGTAATCATGCGTTTCACTGGTGGTATCATCGCAACTAACCCAACTCAACAAGTAATTCTTAATATTTCCTAATTAATAATCTGATTTGTAGTTCATCAAAGGGGGAGGGGTGATTCCCTCCCTTTTTATTTAAAAATCAAAATAAAATGGCTTGTAATACATTAGCAAATAGAAGTGAACCCTGCAAAGAATTTGTCGGTGGTTTGCGTGGCGTGTT